TGCTACACCCCATAACATTCTTTCATGTTCAGGTCTGTATTCAGGCATTGCATCGGTTAATTCATAGTTCATGTCAGCAACGACACGTTCCATAGCATCTTTTTTATCTTGTGTTTCTTTACCAACGATCTCGCCCTTAACTGGACCTGATGCTGGGAAAGTATCCATGATTGTTTCTGATTGGAACTTAGTTACTGCTTCAGCTAGGATTGGATGATACACACCACAAGCACCATCCCATGGTTCTGCACGTTCATCAATCTTAAGACCTAATAAGTCAAGACCATCTACGTAAGTTTGAATCCAATCACGTCTTGAATCTACGTCAGCATCAAAGTCACCTACAAGATCACCAGCAAGTTGAACTAACTCACCTTCATCTATGTATTCAGCTAAGTTATCTGAAAAGTCTTCCTCATCAGTTTCATCTTTACCCAAATTAATTTCCATGCCGTCCATACCAATATGAACTGCATCTGGATTTACAATTTCTATTTCCATTGCGGGTTGTTGAGCGTCTATTCCTGCTAGACCTTGAGGAGCTTCGTAGAGGGCTTTATCGATTGACATAATAATCCTTTAGTGGTAGATACAATATTTTAACCTTTTTATTCATATTTAGCTATCTAAATGAGGGTCCTACAGCCCATGCAACGGCCGTAAAACGATTTCCTTTTGTAACCTTGGTTACCCTATGGAACAATGGAGAAGGAAAGACTATGAGCGATCCTTGCTTTAATAGAGGTACTTCTGCGTCTTTTATTTCTAATTGACCACCTTCATAGTCATTAGGATCAGATAACATAAGAACTGCAGATAGCTTTCTTTGCATATTATTATCATCTGGAGGCATGGTATCTGGATGCCAGTCATAATGACCACCTTCTTCATAGTGGCCTATTTGTATTTCTTGAATACCACTAATGTCATATCTCCATTGATGCTTATTAATTTCTAATATATGTGTGGTCATAATGCATCCCACAGGTGAGTAATAGGGGGCAAATGTCACTGTAGTCTTTCTTATACTATCGTTGATTTTAGAATCTTGGCTTTCCATAAATTCAGCCATATGTTTTAGATTCCAATTAGCTTCTTCTAAGATAAGCTCACATTGTTTTTTAGAGATAGCTGACTCATATAGCCAGTAACGATTATTAATAATAGCCAGTCTTCCTTCTAAATTCTTTAGGTTCATCGGGTTCATCAGAAGGTAGTGTAATAAATCCACCACGTCTGAAACGGATTAAAGCTTGTGTGCTTGAGTCAACCAAGTCATCGTGATCTGAGTTTGGAAATGCTGCCATCTCTTCTATCACTTCTTCCGCCCAACGTCTTCTTGGCGCCCACACCTTTCCCGAAGCGAATAAATCACTTACCGAGTTGACCCGTGATATCTTATCGTTACCACGAGTTGGCGTAAATTCTTGAACTGGGATTCCCATCCGTCTTAGTTCAAAAACTAAAGGCGCACCTGATGCTTTGGCTTCCACGATGAATGCATCTGGTTGCCAGTCTTGGTAATATTCCATAGCTCTTGCTTTTAGCTCTGGAAACTCCATGCGTTCTTTTAATGCGTCAAGCAAAATGATATTGGGGTCTCGTTCGTTTTCATCTTTATAAAAAACGCCCCATGTAGTGCATGCTGAATAGTCAGCACGTTCAGATTTAGTAAATGCTGTATCCCAAGATTGAATAATAAACTCACATCGTGGTGGCAAATCTTTATCCCATATTTGCCACCATTCACGCTTAATTAAAGCGCCTTCTTCGGATGTTGGATCTTGTTGATATTGTGCTTGCCATTTAGATAACGGCAATTCAACACGGAGTTTATCTAATTCTTCATAAGACCAGAACTCTGGCCATAAAGGTTTTTCACTAGGCAAAATAGCTGGGAGTTCAATAATTTCCCATTCATCACCATCACGGTCAACCATACCTTGTACAATTTTGCCCGTGAGATCTCGTTTAGCCCAACGAGTCATCACAACCACAATAGCTCCACCTGGTTGTAATCGTTGACGTGGACCCGATGTATACCACTCATACACCTTGTCAAATACAGAAGGATCGCCTGCAGCTAACGCTGCTTCTTGTTCCGAATGCGGGTCATCAATGACGAGAAGATCAGCTCCTTTACCAGTGACAGTACCACCCACACCAATAGCAAAGTACTCACCATTAGCGTTAGTACTCCAACGACCAGCAGCTTTAGAGTCAGAACGTAAGGCGACATTAGGGAATATTTTACCATATACTTCAGAGTCTACCAGATTTCTTACCTTTCGTCCAAACCCAACTGCTAATTCTGCTGTATTAGAACATTGGATAATCTTTTTGCCTGGAAATCTTCCTAAGAACCAAGCAGGAAGTAAATAAGATGCAAACTCAGACTTAGTATGACGAGGAGGCATGTTAATGATAAGACGCTTAATTTTTCCATCTGCTATCTCCTCAAACTTTCTTGCCATTAAGGCATGGTGACGGCCATGAATAAAACCTGGCCACATTGTGGTTACAAACTTCATAAAGTCTTCACGACCTTCTTCCCTACGCAAAGCGTTATCATATTCACGCACTTGCTCTAATACCATAGCCTGTTCTTCAGGCGATAGCATATTCATGAGTTCTACGACTTTATCGCTCATCGCCACTTCTCAAATCTAGCTCTAAGCTTATCAGCTTTTTTATTCCAATATTTATTCTCACCCACAGTCACATATACAATATGATTCCAATGTATACTTCTTGTGCGCTTACGCCTATTTGATACTGTAGGTTTAGTCATATAAGATATCTGTAATAAGAAACTATTCAAGATCTCTTACCCTTACCCCTACTGGACGGATACTTCTAGCACGCCCCTTCACCCCCTTGCAAACCCCTATCTCGATAAGGATAGACATCTTACGGGCTACATTACCTCTACCCTTTTCGCCCGTTAGACGCATAATATCGTCAATCGTGGGACCAAAGCCATAGGTCTTCCAAAACTCATCTACAATGAGGAATATCTCTTTTTGTGCTGGTGTCATTTCTTAAAGTCTTCTTCAGTTAATACAGGTCGATCTTTCTTTGCATCACGTATCATCATTTCAATAACACCAATAATTTCACTAGGACTATCTCCTATGACTTCATCATGTTCACTAAACGCCATGAGTTCTCCTGTTTCTCTATAAAACACTTCATTTAATCCATAGTAAACTTCTCCTGTTTCTTTACAGGTGCGTTTTATAATTCTATAGTTCCATGTCATACCACACCATGCACTTTCTCAACAGCACGAATTAACTCAACTAAGTCTTTTACAGCATCTTTGTCATCTACGTTCCATTGATGATTTTTAAGTAGTTGTATAATTTCCTGTGGGTTTAAAGGCATGGTAAATCTAGTACCTTCTTTCATTCTATGAATATGCTTTTCTTTTGGTATGGTAAGTAATTTATTCATTTACGTAACTCCTTAGCAAATTTGTAAAGATTAGGATACTGAACTTCATTTAATTCAGATTGGTCATAAAGATTTGCACACTCAATACATCTTAAGTCGAATAAGTTTTTATCGCTTAATACTTGATCTGGATTCTCTAATACTTGTGGTCGGTTAATTCTTGAGAAGAGTCTGACTAGATTAAAAACTCTAGACCCAAATAGATTCTCTAATTCCTCTTCAGATACATCTGGGTTTTCTTTAAATACATTAGTTCCGAATATAGAATGTAAACCACCAGCTAAGCAGACTTCTTTACTTGCCCCCATAGAATACAGAATATGGTAACAACGATACAGGTGATCAAAGAGGCTACCCACACGATGTGGTATCTTGTCTGTTTGATATTCGAGCAAAAACTTTTTTAACTTCTCTTCATCATTGTCCATAGGCTTAGGGTTAATGCTTACTTTAAACATTAAGGTTGTTCTTACTTCACGGCATATTCTAGATAAGGCTGCTGCTTTATGCGGGACTTTGCCTGGGAAAACAACAATACGCCCATATGCAGGCAAAACAGCATTTAAAATCTCATTGTCCTTATAGAAGATCGTC